TTTCGGTACTGATGAATATGATTTGGATGATCTGGTTGTATGGCAACCGAAAAATGATGAAAATTATAGGGAAGATTATCCTGATGTAATGGAAATAGTTTATTAGGAAAGGGATTAATAATATGAAAATTATAGATAAAAGAACTGAGAAAAAAGAATATACATTTAAAGATTTAGTGTGCGGAAATGTGTTCGAATATTCAGGAGATATTTATTTAAAGTTAGATACTTCTGGTGAGGATAATAATGCATACAATCTTAATACATGCAAATTTGCAACATTATCAGACGATGCTGTGATGCCAATTGAAACAGAACTCGTAATACGAGATACAAAAAACATGACTGGCCAGAATGACAAAACAGAACTTATTGGAGGTATTATTGATATCTTTGAAGATTTTTTAGATAAAAAGGGTGTGACTTTGGAGCCTCCTAAAAAAAGCTATGAAATGGAATTAGATGGTAGCATGAATGCTAATATTTATGGCACTGATTATGATTCTATTTCAGATTCATTAGAGTCACTTCTACGAAGTTGGAAAGTAATTGAATA